TCTTCCTGAACTTTGGCTTGAATGCCCTTGCTGGCCCTGTTGGTAGTGGTGGTATCCTCAGCTTCCTTGGTTTCGGTACTCGCGCCAACGGCGGCCCTATTAGCCCTGGAGGCACTTACATCGTTGGCGAAAACGGGCCGGAAGTGCTTCAGATGAATCGCGACGGCAGCGGCCAAGTCATCAACAATAACCAGTTGTCATCCGCGATGAACCGTTACCGCCGATCTGGCAGCGGCGCAACTGCAGCGGCTAACGGCATAACCGAAACTGCTGATAGTGGCGTGGCTGTTGCAGACAAGCCAATCGATGTACGTTATACCGTGGAACGCATCAACAATGTAGACTACGTAACAGCGGAACAGTTCCAGGCTGGTATGCGTGAAGCGGCAAAGCAAGGCGCAATCCAAGGTGAGCGCTCTACCCTTCGGCGCTTACAGCAATCTCCGGCTACACGTCGCCGCACTGGGTTAAGCTGACATGCAGTACGCAATCGGCAACTATCTCGCGTTGCGGCCAAAGTCACCGACGGTTGCTTACCGCTTTCAAAATTTCTTTATCGGTCAGACGGCTCGACTGATCGGTCTTCAAGATAAAGAGCAAGAGTATACCTTTTTGCCATTTGGCTTTAGTGGTGTCACGATTAACCGCAGTGGTGACAATGTTGAGGCATCGCTTGTGTTTCCCAATAATGCACTAAGTCGAGCATGGGGCGTCGAGGCGCTTGAGAATCGCTGGCTGGTTTTTGTCAATGTTGTAATGCTTGATCCTGCGGACAATACGCAAGGGACAATTTTGCACAACTATGTTGGACAGATCACATCTGGCACCTGGGACGAAACATCGCTAAACCTCAACCTGAGCACAGTGCTCGATGCTGTCAATTCAAACGTACCAGCACGAACCATTTCGCAAAATCTTGTAGGTGCTTTGCCGATGACAAGTGCTATCTCGCTGCGCTGATCTGATCGGAACGCCGTACGAGCTTGGAGCTGACGGCACCCACGGCAAAATCGATTGCATCAACTTGGTCCTTTCAGTGCATCAAGAGGTTGGCATCAGCTCACCAAGGCTTGATCAAGCCTGGTACGACTGGTCTTGGCAACGGATCTACCGTGAGCTTTTGAAGTGGTGTGACCGCGTGCCTTTTCCGAGCTACGATGGTGACATCATATTGATCAGGGAAGCCCAACCGGCTTTTGGCGTTTTATGGGAAGGCGGGATCTTGCATATCAGCAGGCCGCTGAAAGCAGTGCAATGGTCCCCGGTGTCCAGCATTACAGATTGCCACTACTTCCGTATGAAAGACATCTAATCAGCATTCTTGGCTGTACCGAAGATGAATACTGTTTTTTTGCAAAAGAAGTAAGGAGAAAAGCACTAGCGCCACGCGCCGCTGAGTATGACAACATTCCAGGCATCCAGAACGGACCTGTTGTTCCTGCCCTTATAAGCATTGCTGTTGGCATTGCTGCTACAGCCATCTCAGCAGCTTTAGCGCCAAAGCCGCCAAAACCAAAGCCGATCGAGATTGCTGATACCTCTCCAGAACAACGAGCGCAGCAACAACAGCTATCTAGCCTGTCCGGTCCAAGTCGATTTGTTTCGACCAGTGGCTTTGATAGCCAACTGGCACTTGCTTCTTACAATAACCCAATTCCGATTATCTTTACCCGATATACCGGATTTAGTGGCGGTGTGAATTTTTCCGGCAGTTTGGTTTGGAGCCGCGCATTTTCTTACGGCCATAACCAAGGCGTAAAGCTGCTAATGATTATTGGCGAGCAAGGCCAAGGCGAAGGAATTGCCAAGCCCGATTTAAGCGGTGTGATGCTTGGTTCCACCCCATTGAGTGCGTTGGGCGACAATTCATTTGCGTTTTACTGGAAGCGCAATAGCAATGCTTTTAGCCGGGTTAAGTCGTCAAATTTTGCGTATGGAACGAGGGCAACGCCTGATTCTGCCGACCCCGAAACATCGGACGACATTTTTCTATGCCCTACACGCAGCGCAGCTGCGGCTACAGGATTCTGCCAAGTTTACAACCCATCTTCCAACACCGAATTTGGCGTGTTTGGCGCTGTTGCCAACGGTACGGATTATCGCGTTGATTGGCGTGTTGTAAATGTACCGGACGAGCTAGAAAAAGATCCTGACTCAACCCTTTTGCTGGAAAGAATAAAAGTTGCCGGTGATTATAACTTGCTACGTGGTGATCTAAAACGCCAATACCAGAGGGGGATAGGGCGAGGATATGGCCGTCACATGGGAATCAGGGAAGTCAACGGAACAACGCTTAGCTCACCTGGCAAGGATACTGTTATTGCAAGAGTCGGGGACATTGCCAAATATGTGATTGGTGGGGGTGCCTTGCCAGAAGATCAGTATTATCGCGATGGGTCAACAGCCGTCAAGGTTGATGATATTAACAATGCTATTGATAACATCCGCATCCAAGCCGATGACATGCTGCAGCTTGGCGAAACAATAATGATTGGTCGCACGGTCTGGACCGTTATTGGCCGCGCCATCAACCTGTGGGAACGCAACTTGACTCAAGTCATCACCTTGAGATGCACAGAACTGTTCGGGGAAAGCACTGGAGCGCAAGTCGGCGTTGTGTCCAATGGCTTCATTACGGAAAACATATTAAATGACGATTTGTCCGATACTTCAGGAAACCAGATTCCTAGTGGTATTCACGCTGGCTGTGGATTCTATCCGCTCTTAAAAGTCTCTTTTGCGACAATTAGAAACACTAGGGAGTGCGAAGTCACTGAAATCGGCTTGCGAAGCCAAGTCTGGAATCGGGCCAGTAATTTGTGCAATTTTGCGTCATTGCCAACGCCGGATGAACAGCGCATAGCGCAAAACAAAGAAGTCGCATTAAGCAGCGGCACGATGAATACCTACTTTAAGCGTACATCGTGTTTTACCATATTTTTGCGTCCTGCTGAAGCAAAAAAAGATGGCAGCCTTTATGAATGGAAACCGTTAGGAGAGCAGTTCTGTGTAACCGGAAATCAACCTGTTGATCAGTACAACTTTATTCGACTTGTTCACCCAGATCTTCGACAGTACGAGTTCCGTTTTATCCCAAAAAGCGGCGCAGATGTGGCGCGTCACTCGCCAGACGATGCAGTATTTTTGCGACTAAACGCCAAAACAGGAACACCATTTACACAAGTTTGCGAAACTTCCTATGGGCGGTTTAAAGTGCAGATTGTTGGCGAGCGCGTAGAGAAGACTTCAATTACATTCAATCCAGAAATGACATCCGGCGCAAAAGAGTTGAGTGCCGGCACTGTTGGAGCGATCCCAGGCGAAGTCACGGTTCGCAATTACATTCCTGACACCGAGCCTGAAACCTACCGCGCCGCGTCTGTCCGCTTCAGGGATTGGCTGCCAAGGTCTGTCTCAAGAGGGCGCGAGCAATCCTTCCTGTATGAAATTTTTGGCCACCCACGTTATATAGGGCAACATAAAACAGGTGAAAAAACGCATTCTGTCAGCGGAGAGCGCTCTATCAAGCTTGAGTACGTTGGACGTGTTGATAAGCAGTATCCCAGCAGCAGCCCGTATTTTCCAAACGAATACGCCTGGAGTCTTGATAAAATCAATGTCATTAGCAGCTCAGGCGGTTTTAACACAAATGAGCGCATTGATTGCACTGTCAGCTTGAGCAATCCTAGGGCGTCCGTTTATGGCCTTAGCGTTGCCGGGGTGCAGGTTGACGTTACAAGCACCAGTGGCCATATTCCTAGGGGCAGAAAATCGGCATGGATGTTTGAAAAGCTAGGAAACTCCGCTTCATATGGTATCGGCTCAACGCGAACAGTCACCATTACTGGCACATCAAATGGGCGCAGTATCTCATTAAATCTTACGGCTCAAGTGGTTGTTGCCCCACCACAGCTGCAAGCTGATTTCCCTAGCGTGACAACCACATGGGGCAACGAAGTCTATACAGTAAACGCAGAGGGCTCTAGCGGCGTATGGAACGCAGGAGAGTATTTTGAGCTAACCCAAGTAGTGTCATCCGCCAACCCGTTTAAGCAGGCTGGAACGATTACTGGCGTTGGCTTTAATGTTTACAACACTCAAGAAACAACAACATCGGCATCATTTTTTGCGGACCGCATCTTTGAGCAAAACAGCCAAATCAACGACTTGAGTTTTTATAGCAGTTCATTGATCAAATCGAATGATACAGCGCCTGAACATGCAATTACGTATGTGAACGAATCAAGACCTAACGCGGAAGTGCCGCTTTATAGCAACATGACACTTGCCGGTTTGGTGATTCGCTCATCTCGGCAGTTTTCTCAACTGACGCAACCGCGTTTCTGGCTAGGAGAAGGCGTGCCAGTAAAGAAATTTGAACCGGACAGTTTGGTCGAGATTGGTCCTAGCAACAAATTCCCTGATCTGGTCTATTACCTGCTTTCTGATCCTGTTGCGGGGCTTGGTGATACGATTTCTTTGGACATGATCGACACCAGCAACTTTCCGCTGATCGCTAAATTCCACAAGACTTATAAGCTGTTCTTTGATGGTGCGATTGATGGCCGCATTAACATTAGGCAGTTTATTGCCGACATGGCACCAAATTTCTTGTGCAATTTTACGATCACTAACGGCAAGTTTGGATTGGCACCGGCGGTGCCCTTGAATAAATCTGGTAAGATATCACTCAACGCAGTTCCGATCGCGCAACTATTCACCAGCGGCAATATCATCCAAGATTCATTCCAATTGGAATATCTGGACAATGAAGAGCGCAAGAATTTCCAAGCATCGATGCGCTACCGACAAGAGCGCAAAAACCAATTACCAGAAGAGCGCAGCGTTATTGTCCGATGGCAAGAGGCTGGTGCGTCCTCGTACCCAATCGAATCGTTTGACCTGACGCAGTTCTGCACAACAGAAGATCACGCCATACTGCTGGCTCAGTATTTCCTGTCAGTACGCAGACGCATCACTCATACGATCAACTTTAAGACATCGCCTGCCGGTATGTCATTGGGTGTTGGTGATTACATTCGTGTTGCAACTGAATCAAGCCCATACAACAGCGCCAACAACGGAATTATCAACTCATCGGGCGAGGTCACAAGTGTGCAGGAATTGCCCGACGGTCGCTATAACATCACGTATTATGTGATCGGCGATGACGATACACAAGAAGGCAGCATGACGGTCAGCAATGGCACCGTGCTGGAAACCGCTTTATACAACGCTGTTTTTACGATCCAAGACAAGACGATTTCAACAAACGTGTACTTGATCGAGCAGCTAACCTTAGACGAGGATGGTCTAGTTGACATCAGCGCGTCTGACTTTCCCACGGATAACACGCTGGTCAGTCTCATCTCCCAAGACCTGATGGATCGTAACTCGTTCGAGGTAGTCAGCTGATGGCATTTCCAGCATTGCAGCCCACCAGTCGCAGCTTTTCGCCAGGTAATTTCCCTGTTAAGACATTTAACGCTCAATCTGGCGCAGAGGTGAGGATCCTTTACGGCAGCGAGCGAACCAAGATGACTTTAAGCCTTGGGTACGAGAATATCACCGATGCCGAAGCGCAGCTTTTTGTTGATCATTTCGATGAAGTGCAAGGCACCTACGGAGTGTTCGACATTGCGTCAAAAGCCTTGATTGGGTGGAGCGGGGATGCCAGCACGCTTGACACAATCGGAAACAACAGTTGGCGGTATGATTCCGCACCAAGCCTGTCTAGCATAAGACCTGGGCTTAGCTCTGTTACAGTGGAACTGATTGGAGTGCTCTGATGGCTAAGGTCTACACGGGCCGTGATGGCCGCCTCCTGATTGACGATACTGAGCAGATTAAAGTCACGAACTGGTCGCTCACTGGTGCGCTAGAGGTACTGGAAACAACCACACTGGGAGACAGCCAACGCACTTACGTGCCAGGTGTGCAAGAGTTTAGCGGCACTGCTTCGCTGTTGTATTACAACGATGGCACTGGCCGTAACGATGCTGCTACGGCATTGAAAAAGGTGCTGCGGATTGCTGGTGTCACTAGCAGCGACACGGTAGATCTGCGCTTGCGGCTGGTCGAGGGCAATACCAACCATGACGTGAGGCTGACCGCTTACATCACAAGTGTCACCTTTGGTGCTGGTGTTGGCGAGGTTAGCTCCGCGCAAATCAGCTTCCAAGGCACTGGAGCGTTAACTGGGGTGACGATCTAATGGGCATTTATCTTGGAAACGTTGGTCAGATTGAGATAAAGCGCAAATCGCTGGGAAGCGACAAAGAGTCTGTCGTCAATCCATCTGACGTCAATGCAACAAGAAACCGTTTTAGTTTTGACTTCGATGAAGGTTATTTGATTACCGGCGATCTCGTCGAGATTACAACAACCGATGGAACTGATCTAGATTTTATCGATGCAACGGGATGGGATGCCGGCTCCGTCCAAACTAGCGGCAACTGGTACGTTTTTATTGATGAGCTTGGCGGCATCAAGCTGTACGACAACTTTGACGACAGCCTAGAAGGCAGTACCGATGGGCTTGTAACGCTGACCAGCATTGCCCGTGACATTCCAATCCGCGTCAAAGTTCGCGATCGCGACAGTAGGCTACTGGCTTGCGTTGTCGATTATGAGCTAAACACAAACCGTGAGGTTGTTGATGTTACGGCGCTTAGCGATGAGCACCGCCAGCAATACAGCAGTTTGATCAGTGGCAGTGGTTCGCTGACAGCGCAATGGGATTATGTAAACAATACGGGATACGAGCCAGTGCATTATTTGATGCAGCTGATTTTGCGTACTGAAATCGGTTCATTATTTCACGGCAAATTTTACGTTAAAGCGAGTGATACCGCTGCTCAGGGTGGTTCGTTTGATGCGTCGCAACTTAACGATTCGCTGTGGTGGGAGTTCGATGCCATTGTCACAAGCTCAGCGATCAATTTCGCGCCAAGCGACATCATCGTGTCTCGTATCGAATTTATCGCCACTGGGCCGATCAGTTTGAAGGCTCAAACAACCCGCCGAAGAAAGCTCTTGCAGGAAGACGGCGATCCGTTGCTCCTTGAGCAGGAAGGCTATATCCTTTTGGAGGAGGCAGACAATGCCTAGAATTGACCTAAAGTCACACCGCTAGCATGGCAGACCTAAGAATCAGTGAACTTGCAGCACTGGCTGGGGCTGACCTCGTTGCCGGTGACCTGCTTGCCGTAGCGGACGTTAGCGCAAGCGAAACCAAGAGAATCACAGTTACGGATTTTGTTGGCAATGCGGTCACCTTGATCGCTGACGCAACAATTCCTAATGCCAAAATCCTGTTCAGCTCCGCCACCATCCCTGGCTCAGCGCTGCAGAACACATCAGTTGATACGACCCAACTGGCTGATGATTCAGTCACAGCAGGCAAGCTAGGAGATCAAAGCACCGTTGACTTGGTAACAACGCTGCCAGCCGGTGGCGCATTTGTTGGTCAGATTGCTCTCGATACCGATATTGATACTGCCTACATCTGGGATGGCAGCCAATGGATCAGCTTCAAGGCTGCTGGATCGATCAACAGCGTTGTCGGTAGCTCATCCGGCATCGTCAACCTGATTGTCTCAACGGTCGGTGACACCGCAACAATTACGACATCACTGGACAATACGACCGGCGCTGCTGAATTTTTGGCTGGCCCGACCGGCGCCGCTGGCACTGTTGGATATCGCCCGATCGTTGGCACTGATCTTCCTACCGCGACGACAACCACCAAAGGTGCTGTTCAAGTCAATGGCGAAGGCTTGCGACTGACCAGCGACCAGATCTGCCTTTGAAACCTGACCATCCACGAACAACCAGCCACTCAGGAGAAAACGACCCATGTCCAAGATGATGGCATTCGATCAGGAGGCCCGCGAGGCGATGCGGCGGGGTGTTTCCAAGCTAGCCCGCGCCGTCAAGGTGACTCTCGGTCCCAAGGGCCGCAATCACGTTTGACAGCGAAGGCCACATTACTGGCACGATTGCGCTCGATGCGGATGACATTCCTGACATTCCCGCAAGCAAGCTAACCACTGGTACGGTGCCAACGGAGCGCATTGCGGCAGCTGCTGTTACTGGTGAAAAGCTCGCAAACTATTCAACATCAAAAATCTCTGCAGCAACGCCGAATGCAGAGTTTATCGGCCAGCTGTACTTCAATCCGTTAGATCGTACGCTGT